ATGCAGGAGGGGGGTATATTTTGCGAGACCCCTCCCCCGGTCACTGAAAAAACTACAAGCCATGCATTGAAAGTTGATCAAGATCAGAGATGGAAGCCTGCGGCTGATCGATTCCAAACTCGGACGTCGCGGGGGGAAGGCGCGTCTACGAGAACAGAACGACCAGCCGCAGGCGGTCAGGATGTCGTCAGCTCACTGGATAGTGGAGCTTCGACAGTCTTGTACTTGAACTGCGTACCAGTGACGATGACTTCCAAGAAGTCGTCAATGGCATCTTCGTATGCTTGACTCTGCACTGCATCAGGAAGTTCATCTGATGACCTGATGAAGCGAGCCAGCATGGCAGTGGTGTGGTAGCCCAGGCTTCTGTCATAGGCGTCCCATTGATCCCACTGTGTGAAGGGGTCGAAAGGGTTGTCCTCTGTGGTGAGCATGCGTTCTGCCATCATGCACCACCAGCAATGGCGGCCTTGAGCGTGGACACAGAGACGCCAAGGTGATCAGCCACCTCAGCGAGTGTGTACTTGTCATTGGCCAGCATGGCTACAGCACGAGCCTTCTTGCCCGCATCCATGACCAACCCTTCCTTGGGCGTGGCTCTCTTCTTGATGGCCTCGATGTCAGTGTTGTCGAGGATCTGCTCCAGCTTGTTGTTGCTGATAGCGCCGGCCTGGATGGCTTCCCATTCACGGTCGGTGATCTCGATCAACTCTTTCTTAGCGCCCACCCTAAGGCGAGCCTCATCAAGAGCCTTCGATTTGAGCTTCTTCTTCTCGGCTTCCTCCATGTCAGGCTGAGCCTGCAGCTTGTGCCGATAGACGGCGTTGCCGATTACCTGGGCCTGTCTTTCGAGGGGGGCGTTCCTGAGGGCCAGGTTCAGTTTGGCATCCAGGGTACGAACCTCGCCTGCGTACACCTTGTTCGCGGAGGGGGAGTAAGAGAGGGGCTTGACCTTAAGCGTCTCTTTCCTTGCCTCGTTGGCAAGGCCCTTCAGCGTGTTCGAGTGATCGGCATAGACGTTCTCGATCGGGGTCTTGCTATCCGATACGAGGTGGTGCGCGTTGTCCACTTCAGCGAGCTTAGGACTCTTCTGAGTCTTCAGATCACCATTGGGGTACTTGGCACCCGTCTCTACGAAGACCAGCTTCCCAGTCTTGGGGTCGATGGCACCGCCTTCTTTGGCGGACCTGAGCTTCCTCTCATTGACCCTTGTGGTGGAGGTAGTTCCCGACTTGGAGATGAGAGTGGTTGCGCCGCCCTGTGCACGTCCCTGGTACTTCTTCATGAGAGCGGGGATGCCGTTCTCACGAGACGAACGCTTGTAGTCCAGGTTGTGCTTTTCTGCGTCGATGACCACCATGCTGTGCTTGACCGCGCGTTCGATCTCGGAGTGCGGGGCACCAAGCACGTGCATGTCAGTGATCAGGTTCGACACAAGCCCCATCTGCTGACCCTTCATACGGGCCGTCATTTCGGGCATGCCAGGGTACGCAGGGTAGGCGGACTTGGGATCGAATCCCTTGAGACCTTCCAGAGGAGGGGTCGTCTTGACCTTGCCCTGGTTGTTCGGGATCACGAGAACCGTGTCGCCGTCGAAGTCCGCACCAGACAGCCTTTCGGCCACCTTGCTGTGGATTCCGATTGCGTCCGGCGCGTTACCCAGAAGTTTCTTCGCTTCGGGGTGCCGGTTGTTCACGGTGAGTTCGGGGATCTCGAACGTTCCACCATGCGGGAAGCGGACCAGAACCACACGCTCGCCATCTCGGAAGGTAGGTGCGTACACCTCAGTGTCCTTCAGAGAGTTGACGGGCAGTATGACCTTGGTCGCCTGCCGAGGCAGAGCGGCGGCCTTGAGGTGGACTGCAGCTGAATCGGCGGAGTCTGCGTACTTCTCCAAGAGGTGCTTCTGAACCGCAGGGTTCGTCAGCTTCTTGATGTCGTCGAGCTCGTTCCGCTTCTTCTCCTGCACCAGACCAAGCTGTTGCTTGGCCAGGGCGGGGCTCTGCTTGGAAAGCATCTGCGAAGAGAGGTTCCGGGACCAGGTGTCCCAACCGCCTTCCTCGCCTGCGCCTTCCTTGCTGCCCACGATGTTCATCACGGAAGAGACGTGCTTCTTCCCATCGGGTCCAACTTCTTGGATCTGACGGGTGATCGCTCCGAACGGATCGGTCGGGTCGTCCTTCACCGGCTTCATGGCGTCGAGCTTGTTGCCGGTGTTCTTCTTGTTCGTGTTGAACAGCAGGTCCACGCCGGCAGGCAGATCATCCTTGTAGATGGCCATACCCTTGAGGTAGTGAGTACCGTCCACCTGGATTCGGACCTGTGCGTATCGAGCCCCACCAAGGGAGACGTCCTTGACGCCGGGGCGAACGTAGATGACGCCGTCAGCGTCTGCTCCACCCTGTTCGGCATACCGCACACCAACCCTCTTGGAGCTGATGGAGAGCGGAGGCTTGGCACTGTCGTAGCTGCGGCCACCATCCTGCGAGTAGCTTCGGATCTGCTGGACGTTGTCGCGGTTCCTGTAGACCTCGCCCCAAGTGGTACCCGGAGGAGCCAGCACCTTGAGTGTGGTCTCCTTGTTGGTGCCCAGCTGCGAGATCGGAACCTTATGCAGCTCGTACCCCTCGTTACGGAGGAGAGAGACCGCGGTGCCCAGCTTCTCTTTGCTTATGTTCAGATGGAGCTCTACACCCTTGCCGACGTCGAGATAGTGCTTCTCGTCGACCTGCCCACGAAGCATGTCAGCCGTGGTCTTGAGGATGTCGGCCTTCTCCTTCTCCCCAGGCTTGAGGAGTGCCCGGACCGAGGACTCAGGAATCTCCAGCGCCTTGCCGATGGCGACGTTGGAATAACCCTTGTCCTTCAATTTCTGAGCCGCGGAGATGTCGGACTGCTTCTTCTCGTTGTTCGCGATGGTGCTGGTGTTGCGGAACTCCGTGGTCGTCATCCCGAATCCCCGGGCGATCTCGGTGTCCGACAGACCAGCTTCGCGAGCAGTGGCAACCATGCCGAGGAACGTGCGAGCTCTCGCGTCGGGAGTGTCTCCCGAACCCCACGGATAGCGTCCAGACTTGCGGAGGATGCCGTAGTGCGCGAGGTAGTCGTCCTCTTCTATGATGACGCTCACGCCTCAACCTCCATACGCAGGGCCTGGATGTGCTTGTCGAAGGTGACAGCCCTGTCCATGATGTGTGTGATCAGGTCGGGGTCCGCGATCTCGGGGGCGATCTCGTCGTTCTGGTAGATCCGGAGTTCCGTCTCGATCTCGAACGGCTTGACCCGGTACTCCAGACAGAAGTACGCCGCGTAGACGTACAGCTGGGTGTGCTTCGCCGGCGTGACGCCAGTCTTCAGATCGTGGATCCTGAGTACGTTCCGTCGGAACGAAATCGCATCCGCGGTGCCGAAGCAGTTGACCGAGTAGAACAGGGTCTGCTCAGGCGTCATGCGGAACCCGAGAGCGTCGTTGACGTACGAGTTGAGCGTCGCTGTGGTGTCCGGCAGCTTGATGCCAAGCCGGATGGCCTCGTGAGCGAACGCGTGGAGTTCCGTACCCCTCTGAGCCGCTGTGTGACTTGCGAAGCGCTCTTCGAGCTTCAGCAGGTCGTAGTTGATCCAGTGGTAGTTCGAGGCGCTCAGGAAGGCGTGTGAGCCTTCAAGCTTGGGGTGACGGTTGAAGGTGAAGCCGGAGGGCATATAGCACATCCTGTTCGTTGGAGGGATAGATGAAGGCCGCGAACGACATCTCGTTCATCAGCCCAACGTAATACTCTTGGTTGGGCCGGACTGCAGACTTCGCACTGGCCTTGACTTCAAGCATCGCCCAGCGGTCCCCGAGAAGAACGAGCAGATCCGGAACCCCTTGAAGGAGCTCGGGATCGTTCTTCAGGATCACGCAACCAGGAAACATGCGTTCCAGCTTTTTCTTGAGGCGAGCCTGATACTCACGCTCTAGCATGGATCGCTCCTGTCGCGAAAATCAGAGGACTTGCGTCTAGGCGAAGGAGTCGCATTCTATCCCTTCTATTATAGGGCATGTGTTTGCTGCGCATTGGTATCTAAAATTCATCAGCGTCTCCACTGAGAACTTCGAACACCTGGTACGTCGGCCAGACGTACGTCTTGCTGACTATGGACAGATAGATGTCCTTGTGCAGCAGGCCGAACCGCTTCACTGCTTCTGTCGAGTTCTTGAGTACCTCTTCCGTCTTGAGGTCCATGAGCGGGTTGTCGATGTGCCACAGTGCGGTCTGACCGAACTGCTGGAAGAACTGGCGTGCGAAGTACCGAGGCCGCCATATGAGATTGGTGGCCACGTTGTTGCTTCGATCCCCATCCAGGTTTATCGGTGTGTTGAACTCCAGGCTTCGTGCAGTCGTCACGAAGGCGTTCGCCACCAACACAGCTACCGACTTCTTGTACTGCACCCCCCGATGCATAAGCCCGACATACGGAATCCCCCTCTGGTTCGTCGCGGTGCGCATGATCCTGTCAGTGTCGTCGTTTCGGATGGCTCCGACATCACTCACGGAGTAGCCGTTGAACCCTACGATCTCTCGCCACTCCTGCGGTTCTTGCATGAGGTCCCCACCTGATCACTTTCTTGGTTCGAAGTGCGCCCGTCACTTTGCCACTTTGGTTTTGAAAACTTTTCATTTTACACACGCTCGGTATCTAAACTCTATATTAGATACCTAGGTCTCGCGTGAAGGGATAGTTTTACAAAAAAAAGTGGCTTTTTGACGGGTGATCATGAAAGGCAGGCCGAAATGCCCGAATTTGTGGGGATCCCAGCCTGCCAACGTCTGCCGCTTTACACCGAGACGCTTGTCAACTTCTTGGCGAACCGAACTTCGTTGAAGGACTTTTTCGCGTCCAACGAGGCCCGAACCGCTCGATCGATCGACGAATCTGACAGAAGTGACCAGTAACGGAGCTCCGTAAACGGAGTGTTAAGCCGGTCGTTCCGCCCGTGTGCTTGGTGCCAGTTCTTGTACGAGTACGTCAGGGAGTGAAACGCCATAGCGTTCGTCGTGATGCACTCCCATGCTTCGGCCCCCGCTACGTACTGGACGAGGTAGGCCCAACGATCTGAGCCCGGTACGGGTTGGTGCTTCTTCCCGTTCCACTCAGCCACTGTCAATTCCCCGGACAGTGTCCGCAGTATCTCCAGCTCGTAGTCGAAGTTGTAGAACACGATGAGTCGGGGGTTCTCGTTCACCAGTCTCCGGATCGCTGTGATGCGCGAAGGATCCGAATAGACGACCCGCCTCATGGTGTAGAACAGTTCAGCCACACTCTTGATGGGCTGCTCTGTGTATGGGTTCCATCGGTCCTTGAGGACGATGTCGACCTTCTCCTGATCGAACTCGACCTTCACGGTCGTCAGGATTCGTTTCGTGTGCCGCTTGTACGGCATGTGGACCAGGAGCGAGTTGCGAAGCCTTCTGAGCTTCCCTTCGTCGACGTAGTGGTCAACCTTCGGGAACTTGCTGTACGTGTTGTAGACGACGTGCTGGCGCTTGAATTCGGTGCGGTTCTTATAGAACCCGTTCGCTATGAACACCGAGACGTAATCGAGCCAGTTGTCTCCGGGGGTGGCGCTGAGCAAGATCCACCTGTTGTGGTTCTGTTCTTTCGCCAGGAACTCGAAAGCCTTAGCCCACGCGCCACTCCCTACGAGACGTTGCTCGTCGAAGATGAAGAAGGCACCCCGTACGTTCTTGTACTTCGTGATGTTGTTCCACGAGTCCACACGAAGCACGCCGGCCACGGTACCGTTCCGCTTGGTACCTACACCGAACTTCGCGAATGCGTCCTCCCAGTCGAGAGAGTCCCGCTTCTTAGCCGTAGTGATGACGTACACATCTCTAGGCGCTTCCTTCTTCATGTAGTAAGCCACCGCGGTTAGCGACTTACCAGTACCCACCCCGCCCCAGAGGATCTTGCCATTGTCCAGCTTCTCGACGGCGTCCTGCTGGTGTGGATAGAGGGTCACTGCCATTGGGTCATCCCTGGGTCGGGCCCCCGTAAGGTGCTCCGCTGAGCGTCTGTACTTCGAGGGCGGGCTTGACGACCGGCTGCTTGTCGAGCTGTACCACGGGGCGGAACCACTGGAACACCGGAGGCGTCCAACGGACCATGTGCTCGTAGCCACGCTCACTGTTGAGCTGGTCGAATATCGGTGTGCTCATTTCGTGGATCCTCTGTACGTGAGTGCGGGTTAAAAGAATGACGGGAACCAGAGGCGGGGTAGAAGCCGTAGCCTCCACCCCTTCCCCTGCCTCTTGACTCCCACCCCTGCCCGTCAGGCAGCGAAGACGTCCATGATCTTCTGGGTGATGACCTCGGCCGTGCCCTCGACGATGTCGGGCCGCTCCAGGTACGTGGCGGTGTTCTCCTCGCGCATGGCAGCCTTGACGAGCTCCAGCGTCTTCGCGTACTTCTCGGTGTCCGCCATGATCTCGCGGAACGCCTCCACGAACGACTTGTCCTTGTAGACGCGGAAGTTGTTGCCCTCGGACAGCCTGGTCACCCAGTTGCCGACGTAGGCCCTGGCGAGCCTCTCACGGCCGTTCATGTGTCCTACCGGAACCGAGACGTAGTCGCGGCTGTTCTCGTCGTCGAGCGTCCGAGCGAGGTCTCCCCCACACCACTCGGCGAGGTCACGCATGTTCTCCTTGGTGACCCTGATGGCCTGGACCCGGAAGGTTCGTCTTTCGAACGTAGCTGTAACGATGGGCATGGTTCCCCCTCTTTCGGCGAAGCCGCGAGCGCTTGATGTGAATTCGGATGTTGTCGACGATTGCGATCAGCAGAAGCATCACGCAACAGACCAGGAACACGAAGCAGCCGGCGACAATCCCCAGCGCAATCATGTAGTCGAGCGGTGTCGGTTCCATGGTTAAGCAGCCACCAACCTGTGCCGGCCGTGCGCCGGCTTCTTCGGCAGGGTCACCACCTTCAGTTCGATCGTCTTCTCCGCGGTCCGCGCCATCTTCAGACGGATCCCCGCGGTGATGAGGTTCCTGGCCTCGACCAGTCGGGCTTCCTGCGCCTCACGCCAGGCTCGCTTCTCGGCCCACACCTGAGAGCCGACGTCGATACCCACCGCGAGGCAGACTATGCCGGCGGAAACCGACAGGATGAATGCGAGTATCACTTCGAATCCTCCTTGCTGCTGAACGTGAGCGCAGACTTCTTGTCATCCTGCTTGGTGACGTCTGCGATGATCACCCCGAAGAGGACGCCGACGAACATGATGCCGGCGCCCCCAACCATCGACCAGAAGACGATCATGCCTCGATCGCCAACCGCTCTTCGTCTTCCCACTCGTCCACGACCTCGCCGTCCAGGACGTCGTCGCCGGCGGTGAGAGCGAACTGCTCCTCCTCCGGGATGTGCGCGTACTTGGCCTCCAGCGGGTCCTGGTGAACCAGGCCGAAGAAGGTCTTCAGGTACGCCTTCCGCCCGGTCTTGCCGGACTTCAGACGCCAGTCGTACGGGTTGAGGATGACATCGACGTTGTCGAACTCCAGGGAGTCCACCAGTCCGACGAGCTCCTCATCCAGCGGTGTACGGATGAGCCTCTCCTCCTGAGCCCGGTGGTCGAACTTCCGACCGATGAGCACGACCCGCGGCGGCTTGATCTTGTAGCTGACGGCCACGGACAGGACGATGAGCTCTTCCTCGCCCTCCTCGCGTCCGGGCTTCCGCTTGACGTTCCAGCCAGTTGCCTCCAGCTGGCGAGCCGTCGCGTCGTCCAGGACCAAGGCGAAGTTGCGGTCACCCTTGGCGTTGTACATGCCCTCGCGGCCCTCGAAGTTGCGCCAGATGATGGTCGCGCCCTCGATCATGAATTCTTCGTCACGCGCCATTGGCGGTGTTCTCCTTCTTGGTTATGGGTTCTCTGCAGAGGAAGCTGTTGCTGCCCGAGTGAATCTTGAAGACCCCGGCAGTCGTGTCGAACATGAAGTACGTGGGTTCCCCACATTGAACGCACGGCGGAGCGGGGGTATCAGAAGCCTTACCGCTTACACTGTTGTCCGGCGTCCAGCCGTCAGGTGCCCTGTTCTCCGCCAATGTTGCTCCCCTGTTCCGGAGTGAGCCCTATCGCGAACGAGACCGCGAGGTCCCTGGTGAGATCCCAAACCATGTCGGGATCCGTGATCTTGCAGTCGACGATGTCGCCGTTGGGCGAGACTTCACACGTACCGACGACCGGACCGCCTACGCCGCGGGTGAGCGGAAGCTTCTTGTGTCCGGACATCAGAGACTGACGACCATGTTGACGACCTTGACGTACTCGTCCAAGTACGCCTCCTTCTTCGCGGCGTTGTACGTCACCTCGAAGTACTTGCCGTCGGACTGGTCCGTGGCGAGCGTCGCCTTCCAGTTCCCCAGGGTGTAGGCGAAGAGGACGACGTAGACCTCGTAGGCCGGCAGTTCGTCAGCGGCCGAGTAGTGCGAATCGACGTGTTCCCGGACGATACGCTTGGCGATCTCCGGCGGGTTGATCGGCTGCATGGCCGTGCCCGGCTCTCCCTCGTTGACCTTGCCCTGCGCGGTGATGTGCATGAGACACGCTCCTATTCTTGTGCCATCGGAAAGGCGGAGCTCGTTGCAGCTCAAGCCCCGCCCTTCCTCTGGCCCGTGGTTGTGTATCACTTCACGAACTCGTCGAAGCTGCCGAACTTCTCGATCGTCTGCACGGCGTCTTCCAGCTTCTGCGTGTAGTACGGCATGTCCAGCACGTCCGCGATGGAGCCCGTGCCCTGCACCGCGTCCTCCAGCCGCTCGAACGGCATCCGGTCCAGGAGCTCAGGCCGCATGACCTTGATCATCTCGGCCTCGACCCACTTGTAGCCCTTAGTGCCACCGACCGAGTACGGCTTGTCATCCCGCACCACGGTCAGCGTGGCTCCGCCGACCTCCTCGATGACCGGAACGAACAGGCCGATCCGACCGATGAAGTGCATGCCGGCGTAGGGCTGGTTGGGGGTCGCCGCGTTCTCCTGGAAGTCCAGGTACATGGCGCCCTTGGCGACCTGCTTGGTCTCGCACATGTCATCGAACGTGACCGGCTCCTTGGAGAAGAGCGTCTTGTAGACGAACGGGTGCTGGAACTGTGCACCCACCGCTGTCCACTTCGTCTCGTAGGCTCCGGGCGCGTCCTTCTCGTCCTGCCGTGCGATGTACACCGCGTCGTTCACGAGGCAGAACTTGTCATAGGTCGCTTCGTGCTCGAAGGTGTACCCGTACTTGGCCCCGAACTCGTAGACGAACTCGATGATGTCCTGATCCGCGTCCGGGATCTTGACCGAGTCGGTCTTGATGTGAGCGACCGTGTAGCCCTGCTCCTGGATCGCGTTCTTCAGGTCGATCATGAAGAGCGCACCGCGCTTGGCGACGATGTTGTCGATGTTGCGCTTGTCCCGGAACGGGTTGTCGAACTTCGCCGAGGTGTAGCCGTAGATCGAGTTGATCACCAGCTTCAGCGCGTCGGACAGCTGCTTGGCGTTCTCCTTGGTGAGAAGGACGCCCGGCAGCAGTGCGTTGGCCTCACCCAGGAACTTCTGGGCCAGAGACTCGTCACCCTTCTTCCACGCCTCGTTGGCGCGCTTGATGCAGAGGCGAGCATCCAGCAGTCGCTGGAACTTCTCCGTGTGGGGGCCGAAGATGTTCAGCTCGATCATCGAGGTGGGGTGCATCGAAGCCACGTCCAGGAGCGCGACGTTCTCGTAGATGCCCGGCTCCGCGTAGACGTAGCCACCCTCGCCGACGACCTCGCCGCGGTACGTGCTCTTGTCCAGCTTGGCGAACTGGTCGAACTCATACCCCGGGAACATCTCCGAGAGATCGGTGTACACGAAGTCCTGCTGCGGGTTGCGCTCGTTCCCGAAGATGATCCGGGTCGCGTGATTCCGCGTTGGGCTGTTGACCGGGAGGCCACTCATGTCCGACAGAATCTTGCGGGCCGTGAAGTCGGCTTCGAGGTGGTCCATCACCTTCTCCAGGCCCTCGACGTCGTTGCAGCAGTACTCAACGATCTGGTCGACCTTCTCCGGCGGCACCGGCTGGTCCCACGGAACGTCGTTCTCCATGTGGTGGATGCGGAGTTCGATCATCCACTTCTTCAGGCCCTGCTTCTTGACCGAGTAGTCGTAGACGTCCGCGTAGGACAGGTTGTACGCCTCGCCGAACTTGGCGTTCCTGTCCTTGAGAACGATGATCTTCTGCGACAGCTCGTAGAGCTTCTCGTTCGAGTAGCCCATCATCCGCGCCCACAGCATGTGGTTGTCGTAGTCGCGGTTGTTGAAGCCCACCAGCTTGAAGTTGGTGTAGAACGCCTCGACCTCGGCCGGCTTCGGGTTGATCATCTTGACGACCTGATCGCTGCCGCGGTACTTCCAGCAGATGACGAACAGGTTCGGGAAGACCTCGCAGTCGAAGATGACCAGACGGTCCTCCTTGATCGACGGCTGAGCCGGCTGAACGTCATCGGCGGACTTGAACTGCATCCGCTGCACGGCCTTGAGGCAGGCCAGAGCCTGGTTGCTGCTCTGCGTGGCGAAGGCGCCGACCTTCGGCTTGAGGTCCGTCAGGTCGTACGGGATCCCCTTCTCATACGCCTCGGCGAGGATGTGCTCGATGAAGTCGATCGAGGGCTTGGTGCCCGAATGGAACTCCTTCTGGAGGTTGCGCAGGACCATGTCCCGCAGGCCCTTTTCGCTCTGCAGAGTCGCGGTCGTCATCGGCTTCTTCTCCTTGAAAGGCAGACCACTGCTGATGGTGGCCACCGGAATGTTGTTGCACTGGGTCAGCTTTCGCCGAAGCGAAGCACCACCGCGATACACCTTGATCTCGACACCCGGCGAGTACTCCGCGGCGAGATCGGACGTGTCACCTTCGTAGATGTAGTGGAGGTGGATACCGCCGCCGCTCTTGCTGACCTCGGCGTAGGTGGGTGGCCAAACACTCGCCGCTAGAAGGTTGGCTTCCAGCGACTTCTTACCATCAGGGCCCTTCACGTCGAAGTCGATGACGATGTGGTTCTCGGGCACCTTGACGAAGTGCAGCTCTGCCGTGTTGATCTCGCTGAGCACGGTGCTGCAGATCTGATCGGGTCGGGGCTTCTTGAGTTCCCCGTCGATCATCCGGTCGGCGTCATCCCAGTACTTCTTGGGGTTGCCGGCGGCGTTGGCGTACTGGGCGGGAAAGTCCATGAGCATCTCGTCGATGAGCGAGACAGACTCATCCAGCACGAGTGAGAAGCTCGGGGGCTTCGTGGGCGGTTCCACCGGTGCCTTAAACGGCATAGCCGTGAAGATCCGGTAGACGCTCCGCGTGGTCACCCCTTCCAGTTCGATCCGATCGTGGAACTCGTCGAAGTAGTTCTTGAGCTCCTCGCGGAACTTGTGCATGGGCAACTTGTACTCAAGCTCTGCGTCCAGCGCGTAAGCCTTGTACAGCTCCCAGCCCTGCCTCAGGGTAGTGCCGTCCTGAAGTTTGAAGATGTCGTAGTTGGCCTCGATGAAGTTGAAGAAGACGTCCGTCTTGAGCATCATGTCGAGCGGACGGTAAGAGTTGTAGTAGTTCTTGCCCATCTTGCGATAGGTGTCGAGGCAGTGATGAGCGATTGCACCGAGCTCGAAATCCACCCGCGCCATGAGCGCGAAGTAGTGGTCAGGCTCCAGCTTCTTGCCCGTGGGCTTCACGTCGATCAGTCGCCGGATGATGCCCGACTTCGCGTCCGTGATGCTCACTGCCTTGTTGGTCCCCATCCACAGCTGGGCGTTGACCCGAGACGTGTACGGAGACTTGTACTTCTCGTTCATCGTCATCTCTTCGTGAGAGACGATCGAGTTCAGCTTGGAGTTGTCCGCGATCTTGGACAAGTCACCATCGTGCTGAATGGCGAGTAGGGGGTTGTTTTTGAACACTTCCGTAGCAAAGGAGTTGTTGTTCCCAACCAACGCCTTGGCCTCGAACGTGGTGTAGTACCCCACAAGCAGCTTCTGAAGGATCTCCAGAATCGTGCCCTTACCGGCCCCCGGAGGGCCGTACAGAACGATGAACTTCTGGATCTTCTTGGAGTCCCCAGAGATCATCGAACCGACGGCCCATTCGATCTTGGCCCGGTCCTCCGCGGTGTACAGCGTGTCGATCAGCTCGTCCCACGCGCTGTGCTCGCCAGCGGCCATGGAGTACGGAAGCCGGCGACTGATGTAGTCGGACTTCTTGACTTCGGTGTTGGCGAACGCCACCTTCTCGTCGAGTGGATGGGAGTTGTCGCTGACGTTCTTGAGGAACTTGCGGAACTGGCTCCAGCCGTTGGTGCCGAAGGAACGGAGGTATTTCGCACTGCACTGGAAGCCGTCGGCCTTGAGCTTCTCTACGTGCTTGTCGATCTCCTGGTCCACCAGACGCTGAACGTCATACTCATCCGTGGACCACAGTCCCCGTTCCTCGTCCCATATTGCGTAAAATGCTCCGCCTCGAACCATGAGGTCCTTGGATCTGCCGACTGTGAAGTCGGGGCGTACTTCGAGTACCCCGCCCTTCGCTTCCTTCGTGCAGATTGTAACGAAATCCATCTACCCTCCCTTCACTACGAATTCTCCAGAACGTAGGAGCACGCCTGATGCCAGAGCTCTTCTCGCGTCTGGTCGGTTGCCGGCTCTCTTAGCGGGAAGAAGCCCCCGAGACCCGTGGGTCTGTACCGGCGGAAGATCACGTCGTCCATGATGGAGTTGATGTGAACTCTCATGTAACGGCGTGCCCTGTCGCTGTACTTGTGCAGCCCTATGTTCTGCATGAGGACCCAGAACCAAGCGTGGGGCTCGCCCTCGTTTACGTCGATCGACGAAAGACGATTGGAAAGCCCCACCATCAGCTCAAGGAATGAGCAACCCATGTTCGTCCAGTTCGGGTCGACCTCGTACCTGTCGATACCCGCGTCCCGGAAGAAGTCGAGTCGCAGTTCCTTACCGTCTTCGCAACGGTTGTAGTCCTTCGGAATGTCCGGTAGCCAGACGAACTCTTTGCAGAAGAGCTGCTTGAGCAGCTTCCAGTACGCCAGAGAAGGGTCGTGCTCCTCAGGGTCTGCTACCTGGGAGTAGAGCCATACGAAGTACAGCTCGTCCAACGGCCCATCCATGAGATCACCCCGAATCGTCGCCGAGGCCCAGGACGGTCTTGGCGTAGGACTCCAGGCTGCGGACCACTTCGAAGTCGATCTTCAACCGCGTGTTGCGGACGTAGCAGACATCAGGGAAGTCCGACTTCTCGCCGAACCAAGCCGGGTCGAGATCGCCGATGGCCTTCTTGACTTCCAACTGCTTGTCGTCCGGAGTGGTCAGCACCCCGTCGAGGGCATAGTAGGTGAGGGTCGTCTGGTCGTAGTCGTCCGGCGGCCCCTCCTCGTACTCCCTCTGTGTGAGCAGGATCGTGTAGTCGGGTGACGGGAAAGGGTTGCCGCCCTGGTAGTCGACCAACGCCTTAGCGGCCTCAGCCGTGGTGGCGATCAGATCCGGGTCGTCCTTGAAGGAAGGGCCGTTCGGGCCCTCGACGACTTCGTTGGCGGGATCGGCGTGATACTTCTCCGCCTCGATCCGCTCCCACTCGGATTCGATCTCTTCCTTGTAGTTCTCGACGGCCTCGTCCGCCTTGGCGGTGTAGAAGGCGCGCATTTCTTCGATCTCCGCGTCCGCGATCTCACGGAAGTGGGAACCGGCGCCCCGCCACATGACGAGAGCGCCAGTCACCACCCCGCCGGCGAACGCAATCGCCAGCTTCAGGTTCACTTGTTGTCGTCCACCTCTCGGATCTCGCGCTGCTTGTTGAGCAGGTGGTAGACCGGCCCGTCGACGTTGAAGTCGAGCATGACCGAGCTACGCTCGCCGTTGGCGAAGGAGACGCCCGCGGGGGTGCTGAAGACGCCGAAGTCGATCTGGTTGTCGCCGGTGCCGTTGTCGACCCAGCCCACGATCTGGCCGGCGTCCGTACGCTCCATGCCGAGGGCGTCGTGCGCCTCGTTCAGGAAGTAGTGGCCCTTGGCCGCGAGACGCTGGTTGGCGTAGTTCTCCTGGCACTGGATGAAGAACTGGTTCCGCATGTGCGCCTCTTCCCACTGCGTGGAAGTGTGCTGGGCGAACATCCGGGCGTAGATCGAAGTGCCCTTCTCCGGGTCCGGCGCGAGGACCGTCTTGGTCTCCGGGCCGTTCGGGCCCTCCTCGACGATGGTCTTCTCGATCAGGCCGTGACGGAACTTCAGGTCCCGCTCCGGGCCGAGCTCCGCGACGACGCGCTCGCGGTACTCCTTGAAGCCCTTGTCCAGAGCGATGTAGGCCGCGGCCAGACCGGCGTTGCGACGGGACAGGATGAGGTGCCCGCTGGTGAAGCAGGCCACGGTCAGAAGACCGAAGCCGACGGCCGGCGCGTACGCCTTGGCGACCGTGATCGCCAGCTTGACCTTGATGCCGAGCGAGTCCTTCTTCGCGTCGTCCTCGGTGTACTCGGAGTCGATCTCCTTGGCCACCTCAGGGGCGGCGTCGATCTTCGCCTTGTCGTCCTCGAACTCGGAGAGCACCGCGTCCATCTTGAGCGTCGCCTTGCTGGCGAGCACGATGGTGGCGCCGAAGCTGACCACGCCGGTGGCGAGGAGCAGTACGGGCGAATGCTTCTGAACCTTCAGGACCTGACGTCCTGCCTTGCTGGTGACCCCGCGGGTCAGAGACTTGAGAGACATCTGTCAGAATCCTTTGGTCTTCGGGTTGAGGAACGAGTCGACGGCGTTGTTGATGGTCTGATGGAAGACCACGCCTACGGCGACGCCGATGAGGAACTTGATCACGCTCGGATCTTTCCTTGTCGTATGAGGCGGAAGTACACGGCTATGACCTGAGATTCAGACATGCCGTTGACCTTTACGGCCCAGGACTTAGTGGGGTAAGCCTGTTTGATCAGCTCCCTCTTGGATATGCCGGACATGACGGTGGGGCGCCTAGTCCAGCGAGACGGCGTCGGGCAGACTGATCATGTAGCCCTCCCGTCCCACGCTTCCGACACCGACGGAGGAGAGGTTGACCCAACCCCACTTCTCGTCGACGTGGTTACCGGTCTGCCCCACCAGGTCGTAGTAGTCCATGACCGAGCACGCGCCGTAGCGAGCGATCCGGGCACGCATCTCCTCCAGGACACTGGCGGCCTGAGGGCGAGAGTCGAACAGTATTTCCTCGACTTCGTACGTCCCTCGCCGAGCCCGAGCGATGCCCGGAACGGCGGTGCGGCCGGACTCTCGGATCGTGGTCTGGGAGAAGCGGTTGTAGGCGGTGGGGCCGCTGTGGGCCGCGACGGACCTGGCGATCCGCCGACCGGTGTTCGTACCGAACTTCCGGCTGACCGTCTCCATGAGAGAGTCGACGATGAGATCCTTGGCGGCGGGGATCATGACCTCGTAGACGACGTTCTCCATGACCGTCTTGAGGTTCTCCTCGCCGAACATCGCTTCCTTGAAGCGGGACATGTGGCTCCGCTTGCGGACCTTGCCGGTGACGATCGGCTCGGCCTTGATCTTCTCTTCCTTCACATCGGGGGCAGCCGCCGGTTCGGGCTTCGCCATCCGGGACTTGTGGCTGTTGCTGGGGAATTCTTCCACTGGTGACCTCAATAGCGAAAGCCCTACCCCTTGTGGGGTAGAGGATGGAGGCGGATACGGTCAGTTCTTCTGCTTCTCGTCGGGTCCGAAGTAGTCGTCAGCTTTGTCGTTGATGCGGTCTTCGATCTTGCTGAGGAGCAAGGCGAAGGCGCCGGCAACGAGGAACTTGACGATGTCCTTCTTCTGCTTAGGAGTCACGGGAGTGGCCTTTCGTAGGGGTCTCACTTAAGGCCATGTAAACCCTGCGACCTGCTAATACCGGCCGTACACAGCGTGCGGAGAACCGTAGGTGTACTCGGAAACCGGAGCCTCAACGACCTTGCGGCCGCGGTAGGATCCCGTGTTCGCGTTCACCATGTAGCCCTTGCCGTTCCGCACGCCGGTGAATATCCCTGCGTGGTACACGTTGTTGTACCGGTCCTGTATGAAGATCAGGTCTCCCGGCTTGCGGTCCTTCGGGGCGATATGGTGCGAATGGTTGTACTGCTGTTGGGCGGTACGGTAGAGCGTCTTGCCGTGCTGCTTGTAGGACCAGTAGATGAGTCCGGAGCAGTCGTAGCCACGGCTGTAGCCGCCCTCGGCGCCCCAGACGTAACGGGCACCCTTCTGCGTATTGGCGCTGGCCATGGCGGCGCTCCGGAGTGACGGCGCGGCCTCCGCGTTCGGCGAGAACGAAAAGAACGTTCCCAGGAACACGACGGTCACGATTACGTACTTGGCGGTGCTTCTCATGGTGCTTCCAATCTCTCGAAGGAAGGGTTGCAACTGGGGCGCATTTTTCCCGTGCACGGGGAGCCTGGGCTCGGCTGGCGTTTAAGATCTGCATCCGGGTGAGCGTGGGTGAGACCCCTACATGCTCCCTGCAGATCCCCCATGTTGCATGCCGCGGTTAGGCGGCGGTCTTGCGCTTCATGGCCAGAGCGGTCATGTGCTTCGACCACTTCATCGGGTTCTTGCCGGCGACGGCCATGAACTCGTCGTCGGACATGGTGAGCAGCTCCTCGTCGGAGAGCTTCGACTTGGCGTCGTCCTCCTGCTTGGTCTGCGCCTCCTCCATCATGCCGTCGGGGAACACCTCCGCGAAGAAGGAGAGCCCGGCGTCCTCGGACTGGATGAGCTCCATGAAGAGCTCCTCGTAGGCGCCGCTGCCCGTGAACTGCTGGACGAGTTCCGGCGTCTTGAGCAGGTTGTCGCCGTCGCGGACCGCTACCGACTTCAGGAGCAGGCCCTCGTAGACCTCGATGAGCTCGGCGCCGTTCTTGTCCGCGACGATCTCGTTGAAGTACTCGACGATGTCACCGCGGTGGGCGAGCTTCATCTTGGCGATCTCGGCCCGGCTGAGCGAGAAGTAGTACTCCTTCTCGACGTCCTCGCCGGTGAACAGGTTCTTGTAACGTATGACCTTCTGCTTCATGATCTTGTCTCTCTGGGAACGGGGCGGTCGGTTGACGGTGGGGTTCAGCCCTCGGAGGGCTCGGTGGCCTCGGGCTCGTCGGCCTGCGGCTCCGTGGTGGTGCGCTTCTTCTGGACACTCACGCCGAGCAGGATCGCGGCCGCGAAGACACCGCCGGCGATGAGGCCCTTCTTGTTCTCCTTGAGCTTGCCGAGCAGCTTCTTCAGCCGGCTGGGCTCCTCGTCCTCCGCGTCGGAGACGGTGATGCTGAGTCGGCCGTCCTCACCACGCTCCGCGGTGACCTTCTCGCCGCGCTCCGTCTGGGCCGGAACGGTGGGCTCTTCGACGGTGCTGGTCTGCAGAGCCTCGGCCTCGTCGAGGAGCTTGTCGACGTTGGTCTTGGCGTTGGACTTGGCGTTGGCGCTCATGGTGGAGCCCTTCTTTTTCGGGTTCATCAGGATGGGTTGTCAGGCATGGTCGACCAGTAGAGGAACGCTGGCCTTCAGTAGTACGAGCCGTATCCGCGGACCGGGACCGTACGGAAGTCGATGGCCAGGCAGGGCCGGCCCTTGTCGTCGGAGGTGTAGCTGTACGCGACTTCGAGCTTGCTCTCCGTGTTCCACCCGACCTCGTCCGACTCCCTGGTGTGGGGCAGCTGGAGCAGGTCGTAGAACTCGCTCAGAGACGCGTAGTCGTGGGCGAGGATCTTGAAGTTGATGTCGTTGACCGCGGACTTGATGGTCTCGACTTCACACTCGAAGTACCGGCCGGACCACTCGTCCTTGCACAGGTGCTCGCCGCTGCCGGTGATCACCATGGTGCTCGCGCCAGGCGGGTTCTTGGTGACCCGGTCCTGAGCGAGCTCGTCGCGGAGCGTCTGCTCCTTCTTCTCACCGAACTTCTCGATGACCTTGTCCTTGTACTCATCGAACCCGCGCTGGGCGATGTTGTACGCGGATGCCAGGGCTGCAGCCCTACGAACACCGACGTGGTTCGCGGCGACCATGCAGGCCACCGCCAGGATCGTGGTGCCCGCGGCCGGCACGAAGCACTTCCAGGTCATTTCGAACTTCTGCTTGAAGTCGAATTCGTCCTGGTCCTCCCCGCGGAGGCCCTCAGCCACCTGGAGGATCTGAGCGGCCTTGAACGTTGCCTTCCCCGTGAGGAACACGGCCGTCAGAGTTCCGGTGACGCCCAGTCCCGTCAGGATCGCCGGCGAGTTGTCAGCCGCGACCTTTCCGAATCGCTTGGCCAGTATTCCGATCTTCATGGTCCCTCGTTACTTGGTGAGGTGGACGGTGGTCGTGGTGCCCAGGATCGAGAAGTCGAAGCTGAGCACGCCGTCTCGATACGTGAACTTCTTCGTGGAGTCCTGCGAGGCGAAGATCATGTTCGCCATCGCGTCCTGGTCGCCGTTCGAGATCATCGTGAACGCCTTGACGTCGGTCATGTCCGTGTCGAACGTGCCGAGCCAGTAGACGTTTGACGAGTCGCGGGTCTTCAAGTTGATCTGGATCGCGCCGAACGAGATCTCCGCCGTCATGACGGCGCTCGGGTCCCCATCGATCTGATGCCAGGTGCCGATGAAGTTGACCGTCTTCGGCTTGTCGTCCTTCGTACTGGCGCCGGCCTTGGCTCCGCCGACACCCAGCGGGCTGAGGAATAGGAAGGAAGCCACAGCAAGTGCGGCAGCCACCAGTGAGGTTATGAGGTACTTGCGCATTGCTGTGCTCCTTGTCGATTAGACACAGTGAAACCCATACCCCTTGCGGGATATGGGCCTGAGCGTCCAGGGGAGGTTGGACGTCAGTCTTCGGTGGTGATCTCTTCCGAGGTCTCGGTCTCTTCCGGGCCGGAGAGAAGCTTCACAGCGACGATCGCGACGGTGGCCACGGCGGCAGCGGCGCCCATCCGGATGAAGTTCTTCTTGTTGAAGTACTTCTTCTCGGTGGGGGCCTCCTGCTCGTCGGTGGTCTCCGCGTTGATCTTCGCCTGAACCTTCTCCATGGCGTCGGTGAGGACGGACTTGGGGGAGCTCTTGGCGTCAGACATGACGGTGTTCCTTTCGTAGGGGTCTCATATAAGGGCATGTAAATCTTGCGACCCCTGGGGCTTTTAGCGCTTCCTGCCGCGGCTGAGCCTCGCCCTGGTGACAGAGTTGAGGAAATAACCCGAGCACTGGAGGACGACGGCGACCGTGAGGGCCACCTGCATCGGGTTTTCTTCGAACTGCCTCTTGAGCTTCTTCAGACCTTCGGTCACTGCCGTTCCTTTCGCGAAACCCAAACCACCTGTAAAGGTGGCGTGGGCTTGAGATGGTTGGATCGGGTGGATGTCAGGCGTTCTTCGCAGCGGCCTTGGCCCAGCGGTGCAGTCCGTAGGAGATCGCGACCTTGATGCCGACGAAGATGACGATGTTGCGGATGGCAACCTTCGTCATTCGACGGTTCATGGCGGCGACCTCCTCGTCGGACATGGCGCGGAGCTGGTCGATGGTGGGAAGCTCGGACATGGTGTTCCTTTCGTAGGGGTCTCATTATAGGCCATGGAAATCCTGCGACCCCTAGCGAAACCCATACCCCTTGCGGGGCGGGTTCGGTTAGTCCTTGTTGGGATCTTCGGTCTTCTTGACGGCGATCTCACCGAGGATGTCGATAACCTTCAGGGCGGCGATGGCGCCGAAGATGGTCAGAGCGGTGTACTTAGCAAGCCGCTTGCCGGATTCTTCGATCTGAATCACGGTTTCGGGGCTGATCAGTTCGGTCTGAATATCAACGGAGTCATTGTCGTCTTTGGGCTTGACGAACATCGTGGTGGTCTGGATCGCGCGCTTCGGAAAGAGTCGCATGATGGTCCAATCACTAGGGGTCTCATTAAAGGCCATGTAAACCTTGCGATTGCACCGAAAAAGCAAAAGCCATACCCCATGTGGGGCAGAGGGCCTTTCAATTACTCCTGGTTCTTGGTGGGGTCGATGATCCGGTAGAACTTGAGGTCCTGCCACATCATCTCGATGGCCTGAGGGTTGTTGTAGCGTCCCCGCGCGAGGCAGACAATGACGTACTGGTACTCGTTGGTGACAGTTTCCTTGTCAGCAATTCGTGCCAGGATGCGCTTGGCTTCCTCACGCTGGTAGTACAACGTGATCAGACTTCCGAGGGTGAAGGTGGCAGTACCCATGATCTTACGGAGCACGGTGTTCCTTTCGCAGGGGTCTCACCTAAGCCCATGAAAATCCTGCGATCCCCCAAAAGGGTGAGCAACTGAACGCCATGAAAATCCTGCGAAGCCCAAATGAGTGAATTTAGAAAAACGAAGGCCCATGCAAGAGTTGTTGCTCTCTCGCACGGGCCCGCGTCGGGATGTCCTTGTCAGGGCTCCGGGTCGTTACCTGGTCTTCTTGACGATGTCCAGCGCCTTGGTGGTGATGACGTGGATGCGCTCATGGTTGATGACCGCGAGGATTCCGAGGGCCGAGAGGGCGATGTCGGCCAGCTTGTCGTAGCTCACTCGCTTGTGGGAGTTCTCACTCTCATGCAGCTTGTGCAGCTTGACCAGCTGGTCGATCACCTTCTCGTACTCCTCTTCGTCCGGCGGGGTCGTCTCCAGATGAGTCAGCAGTCGCTTCATCTCCGCTTCAAGGGCGGTGGGCTCGGCTTTGTCCAGAAAATCGAACACGGTGGTTCCTTTCGTAGGGGTCTCATTAAAGGCCATGTAAACCTTGCGACCCCTGAGGAACCTGTTACTCAGGAACGATCGGCGTGGAGCCGGTGTCACTCACCTTGAAGGTGACCTCGTCCGCCTGATCGAGTCTCGGAGCATCCTGGTTGAGCTCCAGCGAGTACTGGATCTTGTCCGCCGTTTCCGTACGGACCAGAGTGCCGGCGTACTTGGCGTCACTCTTGTTGTACTGCTTCGTGGTGAGGGCGAGCAGACCACCGAGCGCCGTGTTGATGGCGGCTACGGTGCCCGCGACCTCTTCGGTGTGAGGCCACCCCCACAGGTTCGAGAGGGCGATGTAGAGCGCGGCGACGGCCGGCAGTACGATCGCGGCGGTGTGCTTCAGCTTGTTGTACGCCCCATCACTCAGCAGAGGCGTGCTGACTGGGGTTGGTGACGACTCTGACATTGGTGATGAACCTCTCCTGCTCACGATTGGTGAATATACCGGCGTACTGATCATGCGCGTGGAACGGGAGCTTGTTGACCTCGTTCATCACCCGCTCGGCTACCCCGTTTCCGCCGAGCTCCTTGTAGGGCTTGTAGAAGTACTTCATGAGCTCTTCGTACTCGTCCTTGGTGATGTAACCGCGGTTGATGTACCCGATTCCGTACGTCGTGATGTGCTCGTAGGCAATGCCCATCATGAGTCTGTCGGTCGCGCTCCTCTTCGAGTCCCTACTCTGGAGGTAAGCCCACAGGCCGCCGGAACCCAGTACGGATCCTAGAACGATCACGAAAGCTCTGATCCAAACGTCCACTATGAAAATCCTCCCCAGATTCTCAGCGATGAGAGATGTTAAGTAGTCCTTGACCAGACCCCCGCGCTGCGTCCCCATGCTTCCGCGAGCTTCCATGTCCCACCGACGTTGACGTACGGGACCGCGAGCTTCCATGTGTTGCCTACAAGAACGTAGGCCCCTGAAACCGTTCGCATACTGGTGGACTTCGACCAGGCACTCCATCCGACAGAGTTCTGAGCTCTGACGAATATGTAGTACGTCGTACCCGGTGTAAGTCCCGTGAGCACTTGCGGCGAACTTGCCGCTACTGACGATGTCGGTGCGGAGGAACTCGTCCCCCAACCGATTTGGTGGGCGGTGATCGAACTACCGCCGTTGCTGTTGTCCGTCCATGAGACGTCAACAGAGGTGGCCGTGACACTGGACAGGAGCGGCGCGCTTGGAGCTGTCGGCACCGCCAGGGTTTTGGCACTCGCCCTTCCGGACCAAGGCCCCCAACCAACCGAGTTGTGTGTTCTCGCCCAGAAGTAGTACGTCGTGTTCTGCGCAAGACCTGAGATCGTGGTCGACCCATCAGAGCTGACCGTCGTTGCCGACGAAGCATCCGAGTTGTTGTCGTACCTGATCTGCCGGGCATCGATCGCGTCTCCACCGTTGGAGCCGTCCTTGAAGGAGGCAACCACAGAGGTAGCTTTGATGCCCGTTATCGTCGGTGTGCCGGGGGCTCCGGGGGTCGTATCGCGGGTGACTGCGTGTGTGAACGTCGTGGGCCCACCCATGCCGGAAATACCGGTATCGGTCTTGAGCTTGAACGTCACGGTCTGGTTGTACGTTGCAGTGTCAGATCCGACTTTTTTCCAGTCGGCGCCGGTGGGATAGTCGATCGACTTGTTAGTCGTGCTCCCATCGACTGTATAACTGAACTGCAGGTCGTTATACCAGTCGTTGGAATATCCGGCCTTGAACCAGAATTCGACGACGTCACCGGTGTCCCGGATCATCATCGTGCCGGTTGAGCCGGTGGTTTTAGTCCAGTCAGTCACGGCCCCGCCTAGCTGAGGATCTTGAAGTAAATATCCCCGTCAACGCCACCGGTCGGGTCAGCGGTACCCGAGGTGATGCCAGCAGCGGTGCGATAGGCGGCTTTACCGGTCGGCACCGTCGCCTTCACCTCCGCTACGTAGTCGCGCGTACGGTTTACTTCCGTGGCACCGTCCTTCACGAGGTCGGTGTTGGACACGATCGAGTAACCTGCGGCCTGGGCTTCATCGCCTACAGCCATTTCTTACCTCCTATCACATGTCTGTCCAGCGCTCGGTCGTGAAGTCGACCCACTTCTTGTCGGACGGCAGAGCCACCCAAGATCCGGGCGTGACAAACTGAGTCACGGCAAGCGTCGGGTAGGAGCGAACGCCTTCCTTGTCCGACACAAATATGTGCTCAGTGACCTGCATGCTGTTGGAAACGCCGTCAGTGTTGCGCGTCTCCACCAAGTCACCCAGGTTGTAGTCAACGCCGTAGACGTACAGGCTTGTCTGGCTGATCTCGCCGTCGAATGCGTGGACCTTCCGGGTCTTGGCGAGCTCGTCGTTCCCTCGTTTGAGCATGAGGGCCTGAGCCACCACGGGGTCTGTGTCCGTGATGTCATCAGCCTTGACGATGAGCACTCGCCTTTCGAAACCCGCGACTCCAGGGTCGACATCCGGTGGATATACGATCCTGGTGCCTACGGGCGTGATCACGTACGCGGCGTTCTTGTACGGGGTCGTCGACCTCAGCTCGGAAGTGTTGTGCAGGTTACCCATGCCCGCGCTGAATATGACGGCCGGCAGAGTCGACTGATGCGACGTCCTGTCGCTGCCCATGTAGATGTCGAACCACAGCTGTCCAGTGTCGGCGTTTCGCACCAGACGGAACCCCATGAGGAACTGATCGCACAGGGTCTTTTCTGCGTTGTAAAGCGTGTCCGGCTCTACGATGTATGTGATGCTGTCCGGAGGCGCCGGCGTCGTGTCGGCGGGGAATATGCTCCCCTCGTTGATGAGAGGGATCTTGTCCCCGACGTTGAGGACCCCCGTCACGCAAATATCGTGGAACATCTGCGTGGCTATGGCTTTAGGGGTCCCCGTCAACGTCCACGACGGGTTCGTGGTGGTGTCGTTCATCGCGCTTCGGGCCATGCGCTGTTCCAACACCGATTCCAGGGACGGGCCCTTGACGGTGAGGATTTGCTGGCCTTGGTCGTCGACGGCATCCTCGACAGTCTCCACGATCATGACGCGATACGACGGAATGATCGCCAGCTTGACCCCTTCTACGAACCGTTGCCGGTTCCCCAGAGTCGATTGAAGCTTCAGCTCGAAATCGCCGGCCGTCGAGAACCTCTCGGTCCAGATGAGAGACTCGTAACGGTCGACTACCTCCGTCCGCCTGTAGAGACTGTCGAGGATGTAGATGTCCATCACAGACCTCCGTAGAGCTCGACGTACGTGATGGAATATGGAATGGGCGTCGCCCCGGTGATGTACACCCTGAAGTGATTATCACCGGGAGACAACGACACCCAGTCGGACTGAGTCGTCATTCCGTACAACAGCGAGGTCGTGACGCCCGCTCTGGTTCTCCGCACGTACTTGTTCCCGGTGACGGTACTGATGGTGACTACGTCTCCGGCAAGAAGCGACGCTTGGATGTCCAGGCTGTGGACGATTCCGTCATCGCCGGTGTTGTAGACGGTGAACTCGCCGAGGGTCTGGTTCACGTTCAGCGTGAGCGTGAACCCCGTTCCGATATCACCGTCGTACTGGTACAGGTTGCTCGTGGTGCTGTTCACCGTGGACCCGGTGACCGTCGTCGGCGTGACGTTGACGAACTCCGGGTCGAAGCAGAGGATCGAGATTTCTGCAGCCGGCTCCTGCGAGAAGAGCTTGGACTTGAGAGTCTCGACCCTCCCCGCTATGTCCACAGTGAGACCTTCGTCGTCGTAGAACCGAAGACTGACGTAGCTCTTCGGAAGGAAGAAGTTGTACAGATTCTTCCTCAGACTCCGGGCGCTGTTCGTGACGTAGTCAGATTCCAGCCCCAGCGTCAGGACGATGTTGCGCTTCCCGACGCTGGAGGACTGGTACTGCTCTCCGTCTGTACCGGCGAAGTCCGACGAGACGATCGTTGCGTCCACGGGGTCTAGACCGTCGACATCTTGGATGCTGTAACCGCCGGAGATGTCCCCCAACGGCAGGCTCAGAAGAGTGCCCTGGAGGGTTCGAGCTTCGATCAGGGTGATCACTAATCCTCCAGATCCTTCTTCAGCTTGGAGATTTGGTTGTTCGACCTGCGGTAGATCTCCGCAGCCGCGAGAGCCTTAGGCGAGCTGTTGTACTGGTTGTAGGTGACGGACTTGGACACGGGAACCGCGGTCGCTGCGTCGGTCTCCTGCTGGCGCATCTTCTCGGTGGAAATTGCCAGTGCCTTGGCATAGGCAGCGTCTACCGAGACAGGTTGCGTTGACAGAAGACTTCCAATTTGACCGGAACCCTTCTTGATGTTGGTCAGGTCCAGAACCGGCGTGATCGTCGGCTGGACATCGACATCTGCGGTGATGAGATCGGAGAATCCAGCAACCGACTTCGACATCGCAGTGAGGGCCTTGGTTCCAACGTCGGC